GGGATCGTCATGTGGGTCAATATCAAGCGGCGGGCCTCGGCTGGGTTCTGGAGGTTTGTAATCAGGAACTGGTGGTGGTGGCAGACTGGGATCGTTTTTTATCAAAGCCAAAGTTTGCCCAGCTCTAATACTGTCAAGCTTGCCTGGTTTACGCAGCTCCAACCAGCTGGTGGCTCCTGCATCGCTGAATTCATAAACTATTTCATAACCAATCTTTTCAGCTTCTTGTTTGACCAATCTTCCTGGAGTATACGATCCTGCAAAACGCTCAAACAGTTGCGCTCCACTTACAGTATCGCAATTGTTAAAAGTAAAAACAAAATAGCCGCCGGGCCTTAGCAAACTTAAAATTTCAGCCAGATACTGTTTGATTATCTCAATCGGTCTAAAATTTAGAAAAAAAGCAGCATATACCAAACCAAATTGACTGTCTGGCAATTTTGCCAACATTTGTTGAGACTGTTCGTTGATTTGGTACTTACATAATCGTCGTTGATAATCTGGCGTAAACCACGATTCAGTAACTGCTAACAAATCTGAATCAGTGTCAGCAAAATACAGCGGGTCACTTGCTACCATGCTTTCTACGTGCCAGGCATGAAAAGGTCTTATAACCAATGCAGGCCATTGCCAGCTAGTTTTCATTTTCAATCTTACTCCCAGTACGTTCTCGGTAATGGGATCAATGAGATGGCGACGATTTAAAATGGCGTAACTCATAGCATGTGCTTCGCCACCGTGCCATGTATCATAACTGGTAATCAGATGCTGTTGGTCTAATTCTATCAAACGAGCGTGAATAGACTGTCTGATATCATTGATTTGAGATCTGATAGCAGTGTAAGTGTTTTTAAATGTGTCAATATTGCCTAGCAATTGATGGTACGCTAGACCGTTGTCAATGGGTCGATTACATTCTCGAACTTCGGCATCAACTTTGAGAAAAAAATCCTCAGCAGCTGATGCTGTATCAACCTCATCCAGCACATCCAAAAAAGTCAAACATTCAACCAAAGTCATTGTAATTCAAACAAGTTAGTAAAAGTATTTTCTGTGTTGGTGGCTGACGATAAGTCCCAGTCCAACACATTCAATAGGTTGTCAATTTTTTGATCAACCACTGTGGCCTCCATTTCTGAGTCGTCAAACGGCAATTCACAAAACCACTGTGGCAGTCGCAATTCGTCGGTGGGATAACCAATGGATGTCCAACCCAGGGCATTGGGCCGAAGTTTACACACAATGGTTTTCATGCCGTCCACAATCTGCATGGAGTAGTTGTCTGAATTCATGCGTCTCAGTGTGTTCCAATTTAAAGCAGCTCGCACATGGCCTGGCATATTGGCCTTGCCCAGTCTGGATTCTTCCGCAGCATACTTGGTCAAATTGTTCACACGCTTGGGCGATCCTTTTTCCCAGCCGGGACGATCCGCAAACTCATACTTGAATTCTCTGATACGCTCCACAATCACGTCACGCTCCACACCGGTCAGCACTTTATTTAGAATTTCCAGCAAGAACTCTTGAATTATCTTGGGTGTGTCTGATCGCTTCAAATCCAGACCCATGGCCTTGGTTTTGCCTGGCTTGCCTTCTACATCCAGACGCTTGCCTTCGAGATCAATGATGTTCACAGCATAGCGTTTCTTGGTGATAAACAAGCCGCGATCGGCCACCAGTTCACGGCCGGCCTTGATCAGTGAGCCCATGTCTCTTGGACAGTGGAAAGCTTGTTCCATGAATCCAGGAAAACTTTCGTTGACTTGATCTGCTATGCTGTCATACAGCTGAATACAGGTTTCTTTTGACCAGGTCATGCGACCTTCTTCAATTTCTTTGGCCAGCACAGGCCAAGCAGAGAAATAACAAGAGTCTGTGTCACCATAGATAATGGCCTTGCCAGTATGATCATACTCGCCAGTGATACACTCATTGATGTGTGCGTCCATGTGGCGGGCAATGGCACGACCTGTCAGCGTAGTACTTTGCCCAATACGTTTGTCAAAGAAACGGCAGCCTGGATTGAGAATGGCACCATACAAACTGTTCAAGTTAATCTTCTTGACCAGTTGTCGCTTGTCCCAAAACGCAATTTCTTTGGCATCTTTTGCTTCTTTCTTTTTGGCCTGGAGCTCTTTGCGTTCCGAATACCAACGTTCCAGCAGCCCAGGAATCACTCCTTTGCGTTCGTATGTGAGTATTGTACCATTGGCGGTGAGAATCCACGGATGATTGCTGTCAAAAATCAGCTGCCATATTTCAGCAGCACTGTGAACTGATTCTTCTTCACCTTGCCAGTCAATGGTTATTTCAGTGCCTCGTTGCTGTTCCATCACAGCAGTGTATTCCAACGTGCCAAACAAGCCCTCCCAAGCAGCAGCAAAACTGTCACCTTTGGCCATGCGTTCCTTGATCAGTTGATCGGTCATGATAGGCCTCAGCTGACCCACAATGGTTTCGGGCCCCATGTTCAAGGCACGAATGGCCGACGGATATAGACTGTTGATGTCCACTGATCCAATCCAAGGATGAAGCCCTTTTTTGGGCACAGCCACATAAGCACCTGCGGCCTGTGTGTCATCATCTGTGAGTCGGTGCTGTCTATTGGGCACAACCATGCCACGCTCGTGCGCTTCGTTGATGATGGCCTGTTCTGTCACTGCCACAGCACCCATGGTGGTCTGAAGCAGCACAGTGTTGGCATGTGCCAGCTCATTGGCCAAATCCAAGAATCGCAGTTTCTTGTCCATCTCTGCGATGCCATTGACGTCTTGACGATTGTACTGTAAGAACTTTTTGAAATCGTTGTTGTACAGTTGATCCAAGGTGCCTTCGTACTTGGTCTTGCCGTCTAGCCCTTCGTACTCAAGAATAGCGTCTAGGCTGTAGCTGTGGCGTTCTTCATAGGTATACTTGCGATACAGTTGCATGTAATCCATGTGTACCCGACCTATCAAATCGTAAGTTTGTGCTTCAGCGCCAAAGCGTTCATACATGCGCTGTTTGGGCAGCTGACCCCATAGGCAGAACTTGCGTGTGTCGTCTTTGCTGAGCACACGAGTACAGCGATTTATAGTGTATGGAATGTCATAGCCTTCTGAGTTCCACCCTGTGAGCACATCGGCATCTTCGATTAGATCAAGAAATGTCTTGATCATTTCGCCTTCGTCGGTGAATATCAGTGTGTTTTCAAAGGTGGCAGCAATTTCATTGGCTGTGTCGATACTCATGTGCCGTGGTGGCACTGCCAGTGTGACCAGTTGATCCAACCAGTCTAAGTATACTGATATGGCAGTGATAGCGTTGAACGGATCTTCCACAGGCGAAAAACCGCGAACCTGATCAAATGCTACTTCAATGTCGAATATTGCTGTGTGTAAGGTAGGAGCATCCTGCCCTTTGTAGTTTTCTTCTAGGCAACGAAATATAGGATTGATGTCAGATTCATACAGTTGCTTGCCGCTTTGCATTCGCACTTCTTTGCGAAACTCTTTGTTGTTGCGTGTGCTGAATCTGGCCACTGGATTGCCATAGATTGATCTGAATTTGCCCCGTGGATCGTCGTAATAGAAAATGTAGTTGGCCGGATACTCTTGATACCGTCGAACGCCGTCTCGACGTTCTACTACATGAACGCGATCGTGTTCCCGACTGAATAAGGCGTCAATATAACTCATATAAAATACTGTATGTTGTTTAAAACTCGGTTATAGAGACATAGATCATCATCTAGCAAAAAATATAACCCGTGATTGGTATAATCATTTGATTCAGCAATTTGTTTAATACGATTTAACAACTCTTTTTTACTAGTGTCACTGATGTTAAAATGTGGAATCTGATCTTGATCAATATCAACTCCATGTTTTTTTAAAAAAGCACAAGTTATAAAATTACTAAACTGGGTTGGATGATCTATAGGTAGCCAGTTTATTTGATTTACTTTGTCTCCAAACATGTAAGTCAATGGATACGTGTGTTGATCGAAGTATCCTGATATTAGAAATTTTTCAAATATTGGATCGCCGATTACTGACGTAAGATTATTTTTCAGTAAAAATTCCACAGTGCCGCGTAGATGACGATGATAAGGGTGCGATATGTGAGAAAACACTAGATTGTTGCTCCAATCTATATGCTCTGTTAAGATAGCTTCCCAGTTTAAAATCTTACCAAATAAAACTTCATGACTGGTTGCGGCATTTTTATAGATGGGTATATAGACTAATTGTTTGTATCGATATGCTTTCATTGCTCTCCTGTGGATTGTGGCCCACCGACCATGTACTTGTTCGTAAGAGAACGACTCTATCAATGTAGAACAATCAACTTGATCAGTCCAATTGAATCAATAATACTTAGCAACAGATAGTTGCCCAGTATTCCAAAGCTGCCTCTGGTCCAGGCACACCATGCCATGATCAAACAACCTGTAATAAATGCGGTGTACAGTGGAATGAAAGGCAAGTGAGGCACAGTGATAGCATAGGTCACACTACATCCAATGCTGATGGCCCAGCCCAGCATTTCCAAACAGAAACGCAGGGGATATTCGTTAAAGTCAGCACGAACATAGTGGACCACATTGCTGCGCCACTGTAGAAATCGTGAGGTCAAAGTGTTTTGCCCACGGTTTCCAGAATTGTTTCCAGCAGTTCGTGATCCTGGCGAGTTTTGCCCAGTTCAGCTTTGTGTGCTACCTTGATGGCTTTTTTCAGTATGGCTGGTTTGATTTCCAGCTCTTCCGCAATGGCCTTGACAGTGTCATTGAGGCCTTCGTTGAGAGTTTCAATTTCGTGTAACACTTGACAGCCTTCGTTGATCAGCTGTGTGAGTTTGAGTTTTTGTTCACCGTTGAAAGATTTTTGATCCATAATGATCTCCTTGACTGTGTATT